AGATTATGAAATTGATTAATTATGAATGATATATACCTTGACCCAAAGTGGTTTGAAATTTTAGCTCAAAGAAAAGACCTTTTAGTAGAGTCAGACTGGACTATGCTTTCGGATGTGGAGCTGACAGAAGAGCAAAAGACTGAGGCAAAGATTTACAGACAGGCGCTTAGGGATATAACTAAAAACTATACTAATCCTAACGATGTAGTTTTTCCAACTAAACCTAATTTTATTAATTAGCAGTTGAAAAGACGACTTTAATTTATTATTTATAAGATATGGCAACATCATTCTATAACGTATCAGACATCTTAAAATCCGTGGGCGCTTTAACTGAAACTGAAGCAATCCTTCCAACTGGAACAGATCTTTCTGTAAGAATTCAATATATTAACGATGCGTTAGGTGAGTGGGCGGATACATATACCTGGACTGACCTTAGAAGTACATACAACATTTTAACAAGCGGTGTTACAACCACTCAAATATCTCTACCAACAGATTTTAGAGAACCGCTATCTACTCTTTACGCATATGACAACGCAGACGGACTCCCAACAGAGTACCCTTTAATTGATGCTAGAGATAGATTTTCAAAATATGGAACAGACAAATACTGCTACTTGTCAGGAACTTTTAGAAATAAGGTTTTAAATATACCAGTGGGATTAGCAAGTGGAATTTCATGTCAAATAGACTACATGACGTTTCCAACTACAGTTACAACAACATCAGATTACGTGCCAGTTTCATCTTCTCAATACATAGTTAAAAGAGTAAGTGCCATGGTATTTCAAGCAAGAGGTGATTCAAGATTTCCGTTATTACAAGCAGAGGCACAGAGATTATTATCCAACGCAATCGAGGAACAAAATGTGCCATTTGGTAAGGTCAACAGAATACCTATGAACACTCAAAGTTTCACGATTGGAGTTGACGGATAATGCCACTATTAAATTCTCGAACCCCAGCATATCAACCTCAACCTAAGTACACCTCAAACTATAACGGTTTCGCGGGTGGTTTAAATTTGTTTTACACACCAACAGAAATTAAATCTACTGAGTTAGCACAATCAGATAACTGTATGCTTGTTGGTGAAGGGGTTGTGACAGGAAGATGGGGATCTAAAACTTACTTTACAGCTTCCACAGGTAATAGAGTTAGGATGCTTTCTAAATATGAAAATTTAAATACCAGCGCTAATGAACTTTTAGTTTTTACAGATGACGGTTACTTAAGAAAAAAATCAGGAGTTAGCGCAACTGTAATAGCAGGGGCGTCTTTTGTATCTGGCGCTACTATGAACTCCACTCAAATAGCAAATTATCAATATATCGTATCCTCATCAAATAACTTTATGAGGTACAACGGAACATCACTCCAAACATTTGTTGGTATATCTAGACCTTCATTAACAGCAGTAACACTTGCCTCAGGAGTCACAGGTACTGCAACATGGTCTTACAAAATAACAGCTTTTTCTATATTTGGAGAAACACTACCGTCAACTGCCGTTACACTATCAAACGTGTCTTTTGATAGAACTCTTTTTACAAGTAACCTAACTTGGGTACAACCCTCAACTGCTAGTGGTTATATAACAGGGTTTGGTATATATGTGGGACTCCCAGGCGATGAAACTCTTATCGCTACAGTCGGTCCAGCAAGCACAACATATACTGATACAGGTGTTGAACAGTCAGAGGTGTTTCCCCCAACTACAGACACAACAGCGGGCGTAAAAGCAAAGTTTATTGAAAGGTTTGAAGATAGACTTGTAATAGCAGGAATTGACGGTGACCCAACAATGGTTATGATTTCAGGTAAGTATCCTTACCAAGAAAGATTTAACTGGCAAAACGGCGGTGCGTTTATAAAAATAGCGCCTGACTCTGGTGATGAGATTACAGGACTTAAAGTAATAGGTCAAAACTCAACAGGAGCGGGAACATCCCCAGGCATATTGGTATTTATGAAGGAGTCAGTTCACCTTGTCACCTTATCTTTCACAGACCTTGGCGGGTATATAATAACCTCCCCTGTTACTCAACAAATATCTCCTCAGGGGGCATCTTCTTTTAGAAGTGTAGTTAACGTCCAAAACTCTACCTTTTACTTTGGAAGAACAGGGTTACAGGTTATAGGGTACGAACAAAACTTTTTATCTCAAATAAGAACTAGAGAGGTGAGCGCAAGAATTAGACCTTACGTTCAGGCAGTACTACCAGTTGATTTACCAGAGGTTGCGTCAGGTTACCTAGACTATAAATACTTAATGTCATTTCCAAGCACCAAAGACACTATGGTTTACGACTATGAAAGAGGAGCATTTATTGGACCTTGGAAAACACCGTTTGGTATAACCCAGTGGTTAGAGTACATTGATGATAATGGCGATATATTTTACTTAGCAGGGTGTGATGACGGCGTTGTTAGGGAGTTTTCAGCTGACTATAAATCCGACTCGGGTCAGGCAATTGTAAAAACTGTTAAAACAAAAAAAGACGACTTTGGTAACTGGTCGGTTTTAAAGACATTAGAGTTAGTAAACATGCTGTTTAGAAACGTATCAGGTACTTTATCTGTAAATATTATTTACGAAAAGAGAGACGGCACTTTTTCTAATATAGCAAAATCATTTGAATTACAAGGAGACACAGGCGGTACAGGTTGGGGTACTGACTTATGGGGTTCGCATAACTGGGGTCAGTCAAATACAAATGTTACAACACCACAACCTCAAGATACTATAAGGTGGGGATCTATTTACAAAACTGGAAGGACTATCCAAATAGAAATAATCCAAAATGGAACTGAGATTAACTTCGAGTTAGCAGATATGAAACTATCAGCAACTTTACAACCAGAGGGAAGTTTATCTTCTTCTTTACGTATTTGATTTTTAATGAAAAGTTTATTATTTATAAATTATGGCAAATCTATATAACGTTCCACTTAAAAACGCTGTTCAAAAAATATTACAAAATACTTTGACTAGTGGTGAGACAGGAACTATTACATTTACAACATCAGTTACATCTGACTTACAAGCGTCAGCAGATATACCAGGCATACTGGTAGTCGATAGAATTGACTCTCTTGGAAACCTAACACCAGCTTTAACAGAGTATATTTCATTCAGCGGTGTCTCTGGGTCAACTGTTACAGGTCTTACAAGAGGACTTGGCGGTACATCAGCAAGCGGACATTCAATTGGAGCAATCGTTGAGTTTGTACCCGACGTTGTATGGGCAGACGCTATAAACGATGTTTTTACAGAGCAACATGACGCTGACGGAAACCATAAGGTTATAGACTGGAACACAGCAACCGATGGGGCGACAGTTACATTTGATCTTACAACTTACAAAAAACACAGAGTTACTTTAGGCGGAAACAGAACTCTTGCCTTATCAAACGTTTCAGCGGGAGACGTATTTATGATCTCACTTATTCAAGACGGGTCAGGCGGAAGAACAGTTACCTGGTGGTCTGGAATTAAATGGTCATACGGAGTCGTTCCCACCCTTTCAACAACCGCTAACAAAGCAAACGTTTACGGATTTATTCAAATTGGAACTAACTCATATTACGGGTTTACAGTTGGAGATGAATTATGAGTTATTTAGTGTTTCACATAGTGGGATACGAAAAAAAAGATGAGTTTGGAAATCTACATGAAAAGGTAGTATTAAGACTCATTGATGAAACTTACGAATCAGCTCTAGAAAGAGCAAAGTTAATTATCGATAAACCCTTCTGGACTTTAGGTGAGGTAGTCGAGTACCTTATCAAGGAGGAATAGTCGTGGCAATTCCTAACGGAGTTATATTTATGTGGACTGGGACAAACTCCACAGTACCTTCAGGTTGGTCTAGAGTTACCGACTTAGACAACAAATTTCCAAGAGTTATTGATACAGGGGATACTATTAACGCAACAGGCGGTAGTGCTACCCACACTCACACCTCTCCAGCACACTCTCACACAGTAGACGCTCACACCCACACTTTTACACTTTCAGGGGTTTCAGGACCTACCAGCACAGGAGGAGGCGGGTCACAACCTGGTATTAGAAGCTCCCACTCCCACGGAACTACAACCTCAGGAGCGCAAAGTACAAGTACTTCTGACTCTGTTACTGTAACTTATAGCGCGGTTTCAAATAACCCTCCTTACTATGAAGTTATATTTATAACCCCAACTACCTATGCTGGGGGTTTACCTAATAATGCTGTTTCATTTATGGATGGAACTGATCTTAAAAATCTAACTTTATGTGATGGAAATAACTCTACTCCAAATCTTCTAGGTCAGTTTATAAAAGGTGCTAATACTTCAGCAAATGCTGGAGGCGCAGGAGGTTCGACTACTAACGCTCACACAATAGATCACACACATAATCATACTCACACCCACAATGCGGTGACTACAGCTTCCGCTGACTCTTTTGTTGGTATTAACTCTGGGGGAGAAGCCGCTCGTAATGGGCATACACACTCTGTTGCTCTAAACTCGCAAACTATGGTGTCTAACACCAACACAGGAATTAGCGCTCAAGCTGAAACTGTTATTCCTCCTTACGTTGACTTACTAATAGGACAAAACAGAACAGGCGGACAATTACTGCTTCAAGGTATGGTTGGAATGTGGTTAGGACTTGAGGCAAATATTCCAGGAGATTGGGATATACAAACTAAATACGGGAGATTACTTAGAGGATCAAATGCTTCAAATGTTG